ATTATTATGAGTTTCCAGAAGGTACCAAACTGTTTGATCAACCTGTACGCTATGCTGTGCAACGTGGATATCACCCAGATATAGAAGGTTATCAAAAGCGCCTGCACAACGAGGCCATGGAACAATGTAGTCGTGCTTGGTTGCGTAACGCCAATGGATCGTACTTGGTTCGTGTGCCAGGCGACATGTACTATCATAGTAATGCCAGTGCTAAAGAGTTTATTTGGGTGCAAATGCAAGCCAAAGAATTAGATTAAATTGAAAATCACAGCAAACAGCCACATTGTTCGCTATACTGCCAAAGATTCCAAAGAAGTTTTTACCTGGACACATCTTGAAGCGTGGCTGATTGCCAATTGTACAGGTGAGATGTTTACCTTGCCTGGACTGGAAATGGACCAAGTTGACATAGTGTTTGACAACGAAGCAGATACTTTGTTATTTTTGTTATCGTGGGGTGGTGACCATTTACGCCCGTACAAAGATACATCCAATGACATTGGATGGGCATGGTAAATCAAATTAAAAAGTGGAAATAATCAGGTTGACCAATAGTATTAATATGCTATACTAACTTATTAACAGAAGTACAGAATACAGAGATAATTACTGTGCGATGCCTATTAGGATCGTATAGTCTTTCTTGCTTAACTTAAAAGGAGAAATATATGAAGTTAAATCCATTGTATGACCGTGTCGTACTACAACTCGCTGAAGCAGAATCCCGCACATCAGGCGGAATCGTAATTCCTGACAACGCAAAAGAAAAATCAACCACAGGTACAGTATTAGCAGTAGGTCCAGGACGCACAACAGAAGATGGTGTGTTGCTCCCTATGACTGTTAAAGTGGGCGATACAGTTTTGTTTGGCAAAAGCACAGGCCAAAATATCAAAGTTGATGGTCAAGATATGACCATTGTTCGCGAAGAAGAACTCTTCGCTGTTGTCGAATAAGGAGAATTATAATATGTCAGCAAAATCAGTAAAATTTGGCAGTCAAAGCCGAGAGAAGTTAGTGGATGGTGTAAACACACTTGCCAATGCAGTTAAAGTAACACTAGGCCCTAAAGGTCGTAACGTAGTAATTCAAAAGTCTTATGGCTCACCACAAATTACCAAAGACGGTGTTTCGGTAGCAAAAGAAATCACACTACAAGATCCAATTGAGAACATGGGTGCTCAAATGGTCAAGGAAGTAGCAAGCCGTACAGCAGACAAAGCCGGAGATGGTACAACCACTGCCACAGTATTAGCACAGGCAATTGTGCGCGAAGGCGTAAAGTTTGTCACTGCTGGTATGAACCCAATGGACTTGAAACGTGGTATTGATCAAGCAACTTCTGCCATTGTCAATGAACTACACAAAATTAGTAAACCTTGCGCCACACACAAAGAAATCACACAAGTAGGTTCACTCTCTGCCAACAGTGATCATGACATTGGTAAGATTATTGCTGATGCTATGGACAAAGTAGGTAACACTGGTGTTATCACAGTTGAAGACGGCAAAGGTTTTCAAAACGAACTAGACGTTGTGGAAGGTATGCAGTTTGATCGCGGCTATCTTAGCCCATATTTTATTAATACAGAAAAGCAAACTTCGGTATTAGAAAATCCATACATCTTGTTGGTTGACAAGAGAATTTCAAACGTTCGCGATTTGTTACCTGTGCTTGAAGCAGTGAACAAAGCAGGCAAACCATTGTTGTTAATCTGCGAGGACTTGGAAGCAGAAGCAATGGCCACACTAGTTGTCAATACTGTTCGTGGTATTATCAAATCATGCGCTGTCAAAGCACCAGGCTTTGGCGATCGCAAGAAAGAAATGCTTCAAGATATTGCAATTCTTACAGGTGGCACTGTAATTTCTGATGATGTTGGTTTGACATTAGACAAAGCCACAGTTGAGCATTTAGGAGTTGCTGGTCGTGTTGAAGTATCTAAGGATGACACGATCATCATCAACGGTTCAGGTAATGCTGATGCTATTGCTGGTCGCGTCAAACAAATTCGTACACAAATTGAGCAAGTGACTAGCGATTACGACAAAGAAAAACTTCAGGAGCGTCTTGCTAAACTTTCAGGTGGTGTTGCTGTGATCAAAGTGGGTGCCGCCACTGAAACTGAATTGAAAGAGAAGAAAGACCGTGTTGATGATGCGCTACACGCAACTCGTGCCGCTGTTGAAGAAGGCGTAGTAGTTGGTGGTGGTGTAGCATTACTTCGTGCTCGTCAAGCAATTAAAGACTTGCGTGGTGCCAATGCAGATCAAGATGCTGGTATCTCAATCGTACTTCGTGCAGTTGAAGAGCCACTTCGTGCCATTGCTTACAATGCTGGTGCTGAGCCATCAGTTGTTGTAAACACAGTGCTGGCTGGTACAGGTAGTTATGGCTTTAATGCTTCAAATGACACATACGGTGATTTAGTAGAACAAGGTGTTATTGATCCAACCAAAGTAACCCGTACTGCTCTAATTAATGCCGCAAGTGTAGCAGGATTGTTACTCACAACCGAATGCTCAATCAACGACATTCCAGAAGACAAAGCATCTGCTCCACAAATGGGCATGCCAGGTATGATGTAAAATTGGTCTGACAACCAAAATAAAAAGGCACTTCGGTGCCTTTTTTCTTGACAACTAAATCGTAACAGTATATACTGTAGGCATATTCAATAATTCTTGGAGGTTATATGTTAGACATTCGCGGTTTTATTCGTTGGCAATTAAATGGTCTGTCACAATGGTTGCGTAGTTTATATTTTTGGGGAGTTGTGTTAGTAATATGTTCCCCTATTAGTAAAATTTACGGTTGCCCGGTTGCTGATCAACTTTTTTATATCGGTGGAGCAATGATGCTGTTTACTGCAATTCGTTACTTGATAAAATGGCAGTACAGTATCTATCGCAATGAAAAAGAGCAGTTGGTTCGCAACTTACAAAGGAAATCATAATGTCATTGTTACAATATCTTGCCATGGCAGTGGTGATACTAAGTGCTGTGAACATTTGGATGGTTTGGGGTACGCCAGCAGTGATTGGTTGGGTAGTGGCTATATCGGGTTGGTTACCAAATACGTTGCCAAATAAAGGAGCAAAGTAATGGCTTGGCCTTTTGCAACTGATGAAACAGCCGTGCCACGAGAAACTAACTCAACATGGTGGAAGGTTAAAACCTATTACAAAAAATCCTGCGAGCAAATTGAATACCTTGTTCACAGTGATCACAATGACCCTATTAAGGTGCATGACGGGTTTCGTTTTGCAGAGTTTGATGTAGAAACAAACGACGGTAATCCTCCTGAGTTTAACTGGACCACAGTACCTGGTGGTAACGGTGCTGTGGACAGCATTAACTTGTATGATTGTTTTGGTAACAATGTTGAAAACACTGAACTGGTTGAAATGTTTGATGGTGGCTGTTGGGGCGATATTGAATGGCCAGACAGCCTGGACGAAACAGAACAAGAACGCTTACAACAAGTTATTGACGAACAAGGCACATACGAATTAGAAGAGTCAGAAGGATGGACATTGGACGAAACTGAATGTTGGGTATGGGGTCCAATTATCATTGAAGATCAAGATGGAAATCAAGTAAAAATTGTTCAAGCAGATGACGATGGTAATACCATTGAATTTGTAGAAGAAGAATAATCGTCATTAGTAACCCAGATAAATTATGATATGATGTATCATAATTTTACTGAGCAACATTTTTGTGATCGAGGTTGGAGCCAGGTTCCAACTGAGATAAAAACTGAAATGATAGCACTGATAACCACAGACCCTGTACCTGTTGCAGGAATGCTAGATAAACTATTAGGTAAACAATGGTTATTAGATAGTTTTCATACCACACAAGTTTTGGTCTATAACGAATCTGCAAGTCTTGAACATATATTAGCCATACACGAGTATCTAAGAAGCAGAGCATGCAATATTGAAAATATTGTTTTGTTTTTAACCTGCCATGTAGGTGCCGCAGATTGGTGGTGTGACTATGTTTCTGTCAATAAAATTCGTAGTTTTCGTGTGCTTGAAACTCAGGTGCACGGGCCATGGTGGGAACAATACCTGATGTATGGTGACCATCCGGTTGATCTTGCTTGGTTAAAAAAGAAACGTATCAGCAAACTGTTTGGGTATCACGGTGGTTTTAATCCGCACCCAGAACGAGAATTTATGTTCTTGTTTTTACAAAGTTTGAATCTAGATTCTCGTATTACCTATGTTCAGCCCAACTTTTCTTCTTGGAAGTTTTTATCTGGTTGGATAGAAAGACTCACATATTATAAACGTCAAGACATCATTGATCGATTGGATATACAATATCAACAATGGTGTAAT